CAAACTGCGCGGCCTGATTCATGCGGAACGCCTCGGTCGCGGCCTTCTTCTGCGCGTCCATGCGCTTGTCGAGCTCTTCGCGCTGGCTGTCCGTCAGATACTCGTCCACCTCCGCCGCGTATGCCTGCGTTTTCGCGAGATTGTCGACGATGTAGCTGTACGATTCTCCCGTGGACTGCGCTACGTAGCTGCTCAGTTGGCTCGCCATCGACAGTGCGGATTGAAAGGCGGCGAGTTGGGCTTTGGCGGCTTTGTCATCCTCCTCTTTCGCCTTCTTTGCGGCATCTTCACGCATCTTCGCGATGTCTTTGAAATACGAACGCCAGACCGAGGACTGCGCTTCGGCGGAGGCTTGCGCGGCGTCCACTCGTCCTTGTTCGGTGTCCGACGCGGCGATAGCGGCGCGCTCGGATTCTTGAATGCGCTGTAGGCTGTTGTTCCGCTCCTGCGTCCGCTTCTCCTCCTCCGACATCATCGCCGTTTCGGCAGACGACCGCTCCGCCGCCATCGCCGCGAGCATCGATCGATAGTCTGCCGCGCGCGCCGCCGCCATTTCGTAGCGGGCCATCCGCATTGCATTGAGCGTAGCTGTCAGGGCTTCGAGGCTGTCCTTTGCCTCCTTCGCGGCCTTTCCCTCCTTCTTCAACTCCTGGGAGCCGATGAACGCTTCCGACGCTGCAACTGCCTGCCGCGAGGCGAGCGCGCCAAGTTGCGCGTTGAGCGGTACAAGGTCCGCGTTCAAGCGGGCAATCTGCGCCCGCGTTTCGGGCTCGTTGAGCATCCCCGCGCCGACGCTACGCTCGGACACATTCGGGGGGGCGTTGAGCGCCGCTTGCAACTTGTCCCGCTCGTTGATGGTGTCACGGATCTGACCGCGCACCGTATCCATTTGCTTCCCGAACGCCTCTGCGACCGATTGAACTGAATCTCGCTGCTTGATCGCGGTCGCGGAGGTGTCGCCGGTGTAGAGTAGGTATGCGTCGTGAACCTTGCGAATCGTATCGGTCAGATCCTCGTGAGCCTTCTGCGCGGCCGTGGCGGCGTCCGATTCTTTCCGCTGTGCCGCCTCCGCTGCTTCGAGTTGGCTCGTCAGCACGCCATACGCGGCGGCAGCGGCACCAACGGCGATGCTGACCGGGCCCAACACGCCGAGGTAGGGGCCGATCGCCTTCATGGCCATGCCCCACACGTTCGCCGCCCCGCCCGCCTCACGGAGCGCAAACGCGAGTTGTTCCCCCTGCTGCGTCAGGATCATCAGCGGCGGCGTACCGGCAGCGGCCTGAATCCCCACGTCGTTCAACTGCCGAACCAGATTCGTGATGTCACCGCCGGCCCGACCAGACGCCGTCCCGAGGCCCCGCGTCGCCGCGGTCGCCTTCGCAAGCTGCGTCTGCAAGGCATTGAGCTGGCCAGCGATCCCCGCCGCCATGTTCTTCCCGGCCTGGCCTGAGAGCTTCGACACCTCCGCGAGCTGGGTACGGATGCCCGCCAAGCTCCCGTCGATGTTGAACAGGACCGTTTCGCTGCCGGTCGTCGGGTTAGCCATTGTGTGCCTTCCGGGGGCGCCGATTGCGCGCGAAGTTGTGGCGGATCTCCGTCGGAAGCTGCTTCACCATTGCACGCGCCGGCCCGATCACGAGACGTTGGGCGAGGTAGAACCCGCGCGCAACCGTCGTGAACGCACCCGCGTCGCCCGTCGTGGACTTCACCGGCGCCGGACCCGTCCAGATGAACGGGCCCGTGATGCCCTCCGCCTTGTCGATGTCACTCGGATGGTAGCGGCCCTGACGGTCCTTCGGCGTCCGCCAGTATTCTTCGTGCGACACCTGCTTTTTGGTGCTCGCGCGGCTGTAGCCGCTCGTGTGGACGAGGAGCGGAACGGGGACGCCGCGACCGCTCGCCATCAGCCCCCGCCGGTCGTCGCGCGCCACGATCTGACCGTGGATCTGCGACCCGTCCGCGTCAATCGTGACCCGGGACGTGATGTCTCCGCTCTTGCCGGTCTCGCGATCAACGTGCGTGTACCACTCCGCGCGCGCGGATTCGGCGACGGTGTCCACGATGGTTTCCACCGCCGAAAGCGTCGCGTTCTCTACCCTCGTGAGCGCGGCGCGGACTGCCTCGTCCACGCCCTGAATCTGGACCGTGACGCCACCCGAGCGAAAGAACTGCGTGCTCACAGGCCCCTCCGCTTGCGCTCGTTCTGGAGGTCCATCAGCGCCTGCAATGCGTCGCCCGTGTCCGCCGTGCGTGTCCCGGCGGCGGGTTTTCCGCTCGCCTGTTCGGCCTCCACGATTTCGTACGCGATCATCTCGGCGCGCTCCTCTCGACTCAGCTTGTGGAACCACCGGACATCCCCGGCGCCGTGACGGAGGCTCAGGCGGAGGGCGGTACGGTCGGGGGCGCCTCGGTCGACCGGGGCGCGTCCGCGCCGGGCGGGGGCGGGAGGCTCCCACCCGGGCCGGAGTTTCCCAGGGCCTCCTCGACCTCCTCGGCCCGGGGGTAGAGGTCCTCACGCACCGCGCCGATGATGGTCGCCCCCGCGGCGATCACCTCGTTCGGCGTCGACCCGTGCGAGCGGAGCCAATCGTAGACGGCGCCCCCGTAGCTCAGGACGTCGAAGCGGTGCGCCTGGTAGCTCTCCTTGCTCGCGCGGCCCACGGGCGTACAGAGGCCAATGCAAGCCGCCAGCGCGCGGAGCAGGACCGGGTCGACCCGCGACCCGTCCGACCAGTGCTCGTGAACGACCGTCGACAACTCTTCCCGGGCTGCGAACCCGGGGAGCGTGATCGGCTGCTGCTGACCGAGAATCGTGATGTACATGTGTCCTTTCCTTGGGTGAATCAGGCAAACGCGATGAAGTCGGTGGAGTAGGTGATCAGCTCACCCTTGATCTCGAACTTGCCGGGGACGCCCTCGGAGAACCCACCGGTCAGGTGGATGTACTTCAGCGTGATCGTGTTGTCCGCAGTCGCGCCGAGGGTCGACCGCTCGCCGGTCCAGACGATCTGGACGGTGCGCACGTCGCCGGCCGTCGCCGGCAGGGTGCTCGTGTAGGCGGACCAAACCTTCTTGCGGAGGAGGATGTCGCCGAGCACGGCGGTCGTGTTGTCGCCGATGATCATCACCGCGTCCGCCGTGAACGAGATTTCGATCTTCTCGTCCTCGATCTTGCGCGCGGCGTAGACCTTCCCGCGGGACATGAACTGCTGGATCGTCTTGAAGTCGGCGCTGAGGCCGTTGATCTTCAGGTCGCCACCGTCATACACCACGGCCCACGAAAGCGCGGCGCCGTCCGTGATGACCATCGAGCCATCGGGGGGGACAAAGGGAGTTGCGGCGTTCGACATGGGCTACCTCACGACATCGGAAGAAGGTGGATTGCTTGGAACGTCTGGTCCAGGAAGACCCAGCCGTCCGACCCGGCCGATCGGGTCGACCCGAGCCAGATCAGGGAGAAATCAGACTGCCAGCCCTTCGCGACCAGCGCGTTGCGGATCGCGGCCTCCGCGGCAAGGCAGGCGTCGAAGCTGACCACGCGATCGGCCACGGTGAGCTGATACCACATGCCGACCATGACGCGCGTGTCGGACGCTTGGCCCTCGGACGGGCGCTGACGGCCACCGGACGCCAGAATTGGCGCCGTGTCCGGGACGCCGACCGCGAATTCCATGTGAACCGGCGTGTGCGTCGCGGCCCGCAGAAACAGATAGGGCTCGGTCGACTCCCGCGCCGGGGCAGAGAGCACCGCGGCGACGCGCTGACGGACTTCGGCGACAGGGGCAGCCGGCATCAGTTCCTCCGGTCGCAGAGCCAGACCGTCGGGCGCATCGAGGCCCGGCGGCCGGCGTCGTCTGCGGCGCCCGTCGTCTGTTCGCGCTGTTCAAACGTGAGGCTGTTCCACTCGCCGGTGAACTTCTGGCCGTAGTACACCATCCAGCTCCAATCCGGCGTGCCCTCGCCGCCCGTCGCAAAGTCGGTGTAGACCTTCTCCAGCGCCAGAAGCATGATCGCCACATAGAGCGCGTCCGGGGACATGATGAGCCACGGGCGGACGCCGCGCTTGATCATCATGGATTCAGCTTGGGCCCACGCGGCATCGATGTAATCCTGATAGCTGGCCTTCTGCGGGGGCTTGCGGCGCGCAAGGTCGCTGTGCTCCCGCAACAGGTCGATCTCCGCCACCGGGCAGTAGAGGCGCCGGTACACGAGCGCGCCCGTGCGCGTGAACGTGTAGGTCACGCCGTCGATCACAACGGCCCACTCGAAGCGCCACCCGTTGCCCGGCTGGTAGGCGGCGAGCTCCGCAGACGTCACGGTGCAGGTGCAGACCGACGCCGGGAGCGTGGCCGCGCGCGCGCTGACGAGTGTGGTGTTGCTCGGGTCGATTACCGTGAGCGTCGCCGACGTCGGGAGCACGATGTTCGACCCGAGGTAGATCGAGCACGTCAGCACGTTGCTCTGCCCGGCCTCGAGGATTTCGGGGCCGATGAAGCGTGCGCTGTACTGGACGCCGCTTCCGCTCATGTCACGCCGTCGCGCCAATGATCAGGATGTCCCAGGCGTTACCCGTGCCAGTCGTGACCACCGACACCTCATCCGTGGACCCGGCCGACGCCGTGATCCCGGTCTTGTTGTAGTGGACGGTCCACGAATAGCCGTCCGCCGCGACCACCGTTCCGCCACCGGACCCGAGCGCCGCCGCCCAGAAGCCCGTATTCGCCGCGATGGCGCCGAATCCGTTGGTCGCGTCCGGGCCGATCGTCAGGTACTGCGTCGCCGACGTCCCGCGATTCTTGATCGCGATGAGATAGACGCGCGCCATGCTCAGCGTCGCCGACCCGTCCACCGCCGACAACGACCCGATGATGTCGTACACCGTCGTCGTCGCGCCGATCGCCGTCTCCGACTTGGCGTACGCAACCATCGTCCCGGCGGCGGGCGTGATGTCGAACAGCTCGCGGAAGTGACCTTCCAGCGGGCCGGAGACGAGGTTTCCGCTCGTGATCACCTGCTGGAACAGGATGTCAAGCGCGACGCGGGCGGAGTAGGTGACGGACATCTACCAGGCCATCCACTGGTTGGTGCCACCGTCCACGCAGAACAGGATCGCACCCGCCCCGCTCGCCGTGCTGAACGCTGCGTCTCCGGCGCCCCCGTTGATCGTGCCGCCCGACGGCGCGTAGACCTTGAGGATCTTGTTCGCAACACCGTTTGCGACGAAGATCGTACGGCCCGTCACCTTGTCCGACGCGTGGATTCGGACGCCCTTGACGTCGTCCGCCGCGGTCGTCAGGTACACCCGCGCCGTGCCCGCCGGGAGAACCCCCGCGTCCGCCGTGGTCGTGCCCGCCGCGGCCGTCGAGGCGCCTACCGCGGTCGCCGCGTCGGCATTGTCCACCAGCTCCGCGGTGCCGGACCCCGTGAACCGGATTCCCTTGTTCGCGGCGCTCGTGAGCCCCGCGAGCGCCGCCAGCTCCGTGTCCGTGCACGGCACCGCCACCCATGCGCCGCTGACGCGGACGTACAGCGACGTCGTTACCGCGCCGTCCATCCGCAGGTAGATCGACCCGTCCGGCTCCGCCACCGACGGCACGCCCGTTCCACTCGTGACAGTCGGCTGCGTCGAGTCGGTCGCGCCTTCCGAACTGCGGATGATGACACCGACCGCCGAGAAGGCGTTGCGGAAGCGCGTGAGAAGTCCAGTTCCGATGGCCATAGGTCAGCCCTCTTGTTGATAGTGAAGGATCAGCCGCGGACACGCGAGATGCACTCTTCGTAAAGGTACATGTGCTTCGCCGCCGCCGTGTTCGCGTGGATTCCGACGTAGGGGATCAGGTCGATCGCGTCCGCCAGCGCCGTCGACGTGCAGACGAGCACGTCGTCGATCCAGAACCGGGCGATGCGCGCCGAGTCGATCTGGATGCGGAGACGGTACGTCGTGGACGCCGCCACCGTGACGCCGGTGTCCGTCGAGACGTCCACGCCGCCGATGCTGTAGATCGCCGCGAAGTTCCCGGCCGCCGTGACGCGGAAGAACGCCTGATTGTCGTCGGTCGCAACGACGGACGTGTTCGTCAGCTTCAACCCGGCCCAGATCGTGACCAGCGCCACGGAGGAGCCGGTGCCGAGGATGCAGTCCCATTCGGTCTGCTTGTCCGTGCCCCAGGTCCACTGTGCCCACGCCGTCTGCGTCGCGTCGAGGTGCGGCGCGATGATGACCTGGTCGTTGTCCGCGCCGTCCGTCTCGATCTTGATCCCGCCCTCAGCGTAGTACGTCACGTCGTCCGAACTGGCGTTCGTGCCCAGCACCTCGAAGTCAGGATCGGCGATCTCGCGCGTGGCCTCGGTGCCGGACGCCAGTGCGCCGTTTTCCTGGGGAATGCCGCGCTCGCCGAAGACCTTGCGAAGCTCCGCACGGGTGGACGGACGGCGGAGCACGCCCGTCACGGCCGCGGGGTTGAACGGGTGATGAGCAAGGCTGGTGAGTTCGGCGGCCATGACGGTCTACCTCGTTTGCTTGTGGGTACGGTTGCGCTCGGCTTCGGACTGTCCGGCCTTGCGATCGAGGGTGTCGAGCACGCGGCCGACAGACGCGTCGGCCTCTTTCTCGGCGAACTTCTTGTTGCATCCCGACTTGCGCATGTCTTCCACCATGCGCTCACGAGCTTCCTTCGGGTCGACTCGGTAGTCAGACGGGTTCACTTGCGCCCCCGGGGCTGCGACGCGGGCGCGTCCGGGTCGTTGGGCACGGTGCCAGATCCGGCGGCGGCCGGGATGTTCGCCTCCTCACGCTTGCGGATCTCGGCGCGAAGGATCGCGATGTCGTCCGCGGCGGCCTGCGCGGCGGCGCGGCTGAAATCGTCCTTGTCCGCGTTGCGGGCGAGCGCAACGTGGTCCTTGACCTTGCGCTCCAACAGGCCGGTGAGGATGTGGCTCGGCGGCGTCGGGACGATGCCTTCGGCCTGGAGCCATTCGATCCACTCCAGGTACTTGTCCATCACAGGGCGGACGTAGTCCTGACCGGGGAACACGCGTTCGAAGATCGTGAGGGTCACGTCCGGGCGACCCTCCGGCGACCAGAGGTAGGTCTGCGCGGCGCCGGGCGGGAGCATGTGCGTCGGCACCATGCCCGCCTCGATGACGATGCAGTTCGCTTCCGCGAGGTCCGTACGGGCCGCGCCGGAGCGCACCGCATTCTCCTCGCCGGTCACACGGTTGCGCGTCGCCGTACAGCCGCCCACGCCGCTGACGAGCGGCATCTTCTTGAAGTTCGGGACCACCCGCCCGTTCAGCATCGTCCACCGGGACGGGTCGAACACAAGCAGAAACGGGGGGCTCGCGCCCACCTTCGTCGGCGGCGGGCCGCCGCGCTTGGCGACGGCATCGTTCGGAACAAAGCTGCTTCCGCGGCTCGTCTCGTTGTCGAAGAATTCCGAGTTCATGGTCCTTTCCTGTCTTGCGGTGAAAGCCCCCAGCGACGGAGGGCTGAGCCCCGGAAAGGACGGTGGGGAGGAGCCGTCACCGTCCTGGGGGCTGTGAGACTACCGGTCGTTGATGATCGACACGCCCGCGGCGTTGATGCCGATCGACATGCCGATGAGCTGCGCCTGGCGCCATGCGGTCAGACCCGCGCGACCGTTGCGGATCCGCTCGTAGAGGAGCGACATCGCGACGCCGCCGGCTTCGCCACCGAGCACGACCTGGTTGCTGTCACCCGGGTCCGCGACCATCGTCCCGTCGGCCCAGATGATGGCCCCGGCACCGAACATGCCGCCCGCGCTGTCCGCGCCCGCGTTGGCGGTCGGAACCGCCTTCGCCGTCCAGACGTCGACGCCGAACAACTGGCCCTGAAAGCCGAGCCCGGTCATCTTGTCCATCAGCTCAGCGTTGCCCGGATGGTAGTTGATCGCGCCGCCACCCGCGAGGGCGAGATCCGCGACCACGTTGCTCCACTGCGTCGGGTAGAGGTCCGCGAGATAGGGGCCCTGGACCGCGGCGAGCGTCAGGGTCGCCTTCGCGTCGAGGAAGTTGCGGAGCGTCATTGCGACGCCGGAGTTCGTGACCGTCGCCGTGAAACCGTCGGTCAGGTTCGCCAGCATTGACAGCCGCGTGGCGCTCGCGGTCACCACCGCGTCCACCGCGAACGTGTCCGAGTTGACGACTCCGGTCGCGTCGATGATCCGCGCGACATCGCCGGCCTCATAGACCTTGTCCTTGATGACCACGTTGATCGTGCTGTTCCCGTCCGAAAGCGGGGTGTTCGCGCTCGCGACACCTTCCGCGCCCGTGGCCTGGAGGTCGTAGCCGTAGATGCCAACGTGCGGCACCGAGAGCGTCGTGGACCCGCGCTTGGCGACGTCCCCCTGGTAGCCGGCACGGATGGCCGGGTGCCCGGGGAGGCCGTTGCGATCCGCAAGGAGCAGGAGGATCTTGCCGCTCAGGACCTCGACCGTGGTGAGGTTGCCGAGTCCGGCATACAGGATTTCGCCAGCCACGTTGGGCTCCGAGTTGGGGGGAAAGAGGTTCGTGCTCTCTCGCCTTTCGCTCGGCCCTCGCGCCCCTATCGGGACTTGCGGACGAATCCGCTTAGGGCCTCTCGGGGTCGCGTATTCCCGGGGGCTGGTGTGACTCTATGTCGAGGCGCGACAGATTGTCAAGCTACTTTTTCGCGCCCGCCATGTCGAGGGCCTTCTTGTAGGCGTCCCGGTCTGCCTGCGTCGCCATCGGGGCAAACGCACGATCCCGGAGCTGGCGCAACGCCTCCACAGACAGCATCGCCCCCGTCGGCGGCAACTTCCCGTCCGTCCCGGTGTCCGGTGGCGCCTTCTCGCGCTTCGGAGGATCGGCAGCGGGCGGGATGATCCACGGGGTCAGCGCCTTGGGAACCTTCGTCGGGTCCGTCGTCGCCAGATCCTTGAGGCCCGTGTAGTAGGCGCCAAGGGTCGCGGGGCGCTCGGCCTCCGGCAGTTCGTCGTACTCCATCCGCGCGACCTTGATCGCCTTCGGGTCGTTCAGACCGGCGCGGCTGAGGTCGAGCTCGTCCGTCAGGGTCGCGATCTGCTGTTTCAGCGTCGGCAGTTCCGCGGCAGACGCCTTGAGCGCGTCGAGCTCGGCACGGGCGGCCTTCGCCTCCTCGCGCGCCTGGTTGCGGCTGTCCGTCAACTTGCGCATACGGAGCTGGAGCGCGATCGACGGCTTTTCGCCCGTCTCCGTCTCCGTGCCGCCGGTATCGGTCGTCGTGTCTGTCCCTTCCTCGTACTCAAACATCAGTCATCCTCGGGATCGGTGGGGTCGCTCATCAGGTCGAAGGGCTTGGGCATGGACGGCATGCAGCAGCCGTACTCCGGCGCTTCGTGGGGGTTATCCGCCACGCCCAGCATGACCTTGGTGGGGCTCGTCTTCTCGGACGCCTCCCACCAACAGATCGACGGGGCGAGGTCGAAGGCGCGGTCGCGGACCAGCTCCAACACCTCGGCCTCGGTCAGCTCGTCGTCGTGCTCCACAAGCACGCGGGCGTCGACAACCTTGGTGATCTGAACGGTGCTGATCATGCGGCCTCCGGCGCCACGTCGGGCGCAGGGATGATGGGAGTAGGCTCGGGCGGGGGCGTCGGCACCACCGCGGCGAGGAGAGCATCGGCCGTCGCCGTCGGCAGGCCGACCACGCTGACGAGGTGTGCGCGCGCCGACGCGATCGGGATCTCCGCGGCTTGCGCTTGGCGGATCGTCTCGCGGATCTCCGCCTTGTCGCCCGTGGACAACACCGCCGGAGGTGGCGTCTCCGTCACGCCGATCGCCCGGAGCGCGGCCTTCGTTGCGGCCTCCACGCGGGCGATCTCCGTGGCGCGGTCGGCGAGCTTCTGGATCGCCTCCTCCTCGGTCAAGCCGGGCTCGGCCGTCCGAAGCGCGGTCACCGGGCCGATCAGCCCCGCGTCCTGCTTCGCCTTGAGCTCGTCGGCCTCGACGCGCCGTTCCGCCGGGGACTTCGGCAGGCTCGTGTAGCTCGGCCGGTAGTCCGTCGCGATCTCGCTGTAGCGCGTCCCCCGGAATCGGTTGGACAGGCACGCGGCGATACGAAAAATCTCCTGGTCCCCGCGCCGGTAGAGCGGCATGGACACCCGCTGACGCTCCCGGGCGGCCTCCCGATCGACGGCGAGGCTGTAGCCGCTCCGCACGTCGGCGTTGTCGCGCGTGACCGCGGGAGGCGCGAAGCCGGCCCGCATCACCATCGCCAGCTCGTACGCGTGGATCGACCGGAGCACCGCTTCGGGGTCCGCGGGGCTCACCCACTGCCCGACCTGCGGCTGCTGGCTCGGGTCGATGAGCTGGAGACACAGCGCCGTCGCCGCGTCCGTCACGATCGCGGACTTCGGCGCCCGGCCTGTCGTCCCGTCGTCCTGCGACAGACCCACGGGCTCGAGGTTGACCATCCACCGTTGCGCCCACGCGGCGTTGAGCAGGATATGCTGGTAGTAGGTGAGCAGCACGCCGAGGTTAAGCGTGCCCTCCACGATGCCGGAGAACGTCCACGCATCGAAGAACAGGCCCGTCTCCGCGGCGTGGTAGACGCCGTACGGGAGGATCGGGCGGTTGTTCGCGTCCCGGTAGCGGTAGGCTTCGCCCGACATCGGGCCGCCGAGGATATCGCGGGTGATCTCCTCGTTCTTGGCGTTGTAGACGCGGAATTGCGGGTTGCGCAGGTCGCGGATGTCCAGATCGTGAAGCACCCAGCCAAGATCGGGGTTCGGCTTCCACTCCCGCACCCGGACGGGGATGCTCGGGCGCCGCGGATGGCAGGTCACGTCCACCATGTCCGGGTACACCGGGCGAAAGGCGAACGGCGCATCCGTCGGCGCGTCGTCCTCGTCGCCTTGCACGTCCACCCTGACCAGCATCTCGCGTAGGCCCCAAGTGTCACGCTGGACACGCTGCATCAGCGGCCAATAGCCGGTGTCGGCCACCTCCTCGGTCAGCGCCTCGGACGCCGAATCCGTGCGGACCACGGGCTCTGTGTCGTAGAGGTGGCTCGCCTCGGTCGCGAGGTCGAGGAGCGCCACCGCGGACTGGTCCGGTTCGCCCCACGCCTCTTCACGCACGTTGCCGATGTTGAGACGAATCCGGTCCTTGAAGTGCTTGCGACCGCGCCCGTACAGCAGGTCACGACGTAGGCGCGTGTGCTCCACGCGCGCGATGTCGTCGAGCGTCATCCCTGGGAAGGGCGGCGGTGGCGTGGCTTGGGGCGATGCCTGGTCGGACACGGTGTCAGGGTATCATTGACAGAGTGTCAGGGCAACTATTGCCTACCTTTCATCCCACCCATGATATCACCCCCGCGGCCGACCGTGCAACACGATCTCGACGCCGCTCGCACGGCTCCGCGGGAAGATGAACGGCTTGAGCGCGTAGCGGCAGGCGTCAATCGCGTCCTTGTACGGGTGCATCTTGCTATAATCCCACGTCTCCAGGCCCTTGATCAGCACTTCGCACCGCGAGGACACGCGGAAGTTGCCGTCCGCGATCGACTCGTAGAGCTTCTGGATCGAGCTATCGTAGGCGCCCTTGCTCGCGATGTGGTCTTTTGCGTTTTGGATCCGCGGCGCCAACGCTCGGCTCGTGATGCCGCGCGCGATGATGATCGCCTTCTCGGTGTTCTGGTTGCTCTTTTCCACCCAGCGTGACGTGACCGGGTTGTCGCCGTGGACCGCGTATAGGTCCGTCCACGAGATCCGGTTGCGCTCCAACATCGTCAGCACGGCGTCGGCAAACGCCGCGTCCGTGTCCGTACCTCCCAGCGCCACCTCGTCCGCAGCGTACACCCGGAACCGCTCCCGGTTGCGCGCGTCTCGGTAGGTCTGGACCTGGCAGAGCGAGGCGACGTGTCCGAACTCGCGATCGGCCGTGGCGTAGTCGAAGCCGAGCACCCAGACGACGTCGCCCTTCGCCGGGTTGAGCCCGCCCTCCATCTTATGCTTCTTCGCGTCGAAGCAGTCAAAGACGATGCCCTCGATCAGCGTTTCCCACTCGCCGTTGTTGATGATCGGGCCCCAGCGGCCGATCGTGCCGCGGAAGATTTCGTCGATCCACTCCTGATCGCAAAGCGTGCCGTCGGGGAGGCGTCGGATCTCGCCGGTGTCGGCGTAGCGGCAGTTTTCGACCGTCAGGGGGGCGTGGACCTCGGCGAGCAGGCCCTTCTCGACTTCCTCCTTGAAGTGCGCGATCGGGCCGTTGATCGGCGTAAACGTCGCGATGATCGGCCCGCGCCGGATCATCATGCGCTTCTTCAACTCGCGCCACATGTCCGGGCCGCACGGCTCGTCCACAAGCAGCCCGTCCCCCGTCCACCCGGCGATCGACCGCGGGCCCTGGTCGTCGGTCACCCAGCGGATCGTCGACCCGTCCGCGAAGATGGTCTTCGGCTTGTTGGCGCCAAAGCCGGTCTTTTGCGAGTATAGGCAACTCGGCGCAAGGACATCCGGGCCGAGCATGTCGTTGAACTTCTCTTGAATCGCGAGGCTCTGCGCCTGGTTCAGCGAGCATACCGCCCAGTGTGCCGGGCCGGGCTTCGAGGCGCGGAACGGGTGTCGACCCTGGATGTGAAATAGCATTTCAGCAAGGCCGACGGTGCTTTTTCCGAGGGCTTGGTTGCCTGCGCGATAGAGTTTGTTTCGCGCGTCGAGGCGGAGGAAGGCGTCTTGGGGGCGGAGCCAGCGGACTTGGGAGAGGGGGTCGCGCTCGGCGCGGTTGACGAGCTCCTCCATGGCGGCGAGGCCCTCATCCAGCCATGCGGTATCCGCGGACATGGCGCCTCAGTTCGCGGGCGCGGTGTCATCCGCAAGACGCGTCAGCAACCGGGTCCGCACGTCCGGTGCGAACCGGATCAGCATCTCATAGACCCGATCTTCCAGCTCCGTCCCACCCTGGCCACGCCAGCGGGCCTCCTCCTCCGCCTTTCGCTCCGCCTCAACACGCGCCAGTTCGTCCGCGATCCGCTTGTCGAGCGCAGCGACGGCCGCCCAGGCCCCATCCTGCGCAGCCCACGTCCGATCGCGCCGCAGCCGGTCAACCTCCTCTTGTCCCGCCTCCTCATCCGCCGCCATGATCCGCGTCCGATGCAGCAGCCGTCGGGCTACTTCCAGCCGCGCGAAAGCCCCGATCGCAGCGTTCGCGCTGTTCCCCGACTTCGCGAGCCGGAGCGCACCCTCCCAGGTGAGGACGTCGGCCTCCCGAGCGGCGATCTCGGTCGTGTAGTTCACGCTGGCCTTGCGGATTCGGCGCATCACCCCTCCTGTAGCATCTGGAGTTGGCGCCACGCCTCGGTTTCGAGCGGAAGCAACTTCGGCAGCAACGTCGGATTGTCCGCCCGCGCCTTCGCGATGTCCTCGCGGACGCCGAGCCAGCGGGCGCGCCAGAACGCTACCGGAGCCTCCTGTGTCTCCGCGGGCGGGGGCGCTACGTAGGCCCTGTCGTCGATCGGGCGATTCGCGGGGCGCTCCTCCCACTCGCCGCCCCAGGCACGCATCGCCGTTCGCGCCACCTCGCGATCGGCAGGGTCCCAGCCCGCCACGCCGTGCGCCGCGAGCTGCTCCGACCACTGGATCAGGAACTCCGCCATCGGCCGCGAGTCGTCCACGTCGAATTGCTCGATTCGCGGGTTCCGGTTCAGATTGCATGACGACCTCACGCATACCGCCCAGCCGTCGTTGACGATCACCGCGATCTTGCAATGCAGTTCCGCGGTCACAACGCAGTCGTCACCGAACAGCGCCCGGAGCTTGACCACGTACTCGGGATGGCGATCCTGAAAGCCGTTCCCCGAAAAAAACCGGAGCGTGCGAATGTGGCCCTCACGCAGCAGCCATGCCATCTGCTCCGCGTCGTTCATCCCCGTGGACCAGCTGGTGAACATCACCGACGCCGGGCCCGTGCGCTCCAGGATTGCGTGGATCATGTCGAGCAGTGAGAACTGGCCACGGCTCACGACGAGCATCCGCCCGCCGCGGGGGAGCTGGGCGGCGACGTCGCGGGCTGAGGCGCCGGGCTCCCATACGGTGACGAAGGGCGCCGCGGCCGGCTCGACAAACAGGCCAGGAGCACCAGCGGGTGTCTTCTGCTTGCGCGCGCGCGACCCTTTAGGCTGTGTCATTTGACTCATGGGTGTGAAGGCTCGGACAAAGCGGTAC